GTGGATCCCTCCGATATCGAAAACACTGACGACTGGCTCGGCTGCCCGACGCCGCTCGAAACTTGCCGGCACCAGCTGGCCCTCTACGAAAATGAGTTCGAGGAACTGAACCTTCAGCTGCAACAGTCCAGGGAGCGGATATTCAAGCTGGTTGAGATGCACGCCGCCGCCACGGCTGAGTGCGAAAAACTCCGCTGCCAACTGAGCGGCGCAAAGTCAGAAGCCGCGGAAGCCTGCAGACGCGCGACCGATATCGAGACCAAAAGCACTTGGGAGCTGATGGCGAAGAACAAGCACATCAGCGAACTGGTCACAAAACTGGAAGCCGCCACCGGTCTCAGCATGCGAACTGGCCAGCCGATCCGGTAACTTCACTCAACGTGTGCGGGTGCCAGCGCTTTGATATAGGCCTGGCATGCCTGTAGCGCGATCAGTCCACGGTCACCGGTGTCGGTGATGGCGATAATTCGTTGAGCATGCGTCGGGTCAAGTCGGGCGCGTACGATTGCATGATCCACGCCGCCGGCGCTGGAGGTGGCTGACACGTCGCAGCCTTTGGCAACGTCGGTTGCGTCGAGGAGGACTGACAACCGCAAATCAGAAGTGGCAAGGCGATCGCGCAGGCGATCTTGGTCACGTTGAGCATCAGTCATATTCCTGAAGTGGTTTTGCTCGCTGGCCGCCAGCCTCTGCTCGAGCGCCATACGCTTGTCCTGCTCGGCCTGCTGGGCGGTAGCGGCGGCCTGGGTCAATTGGTTGCGGGCTTCGGCGTTCAACCGGGCCTGCTCGGCCAACTGCTTGCCATAGCGCCAGTCCTGAAACTGCCAGGCGCTGCCGAAGCCGGCGAGCACCAGAACCAGCACGCCGATCGTTTTCCACGGAATGAACATCACGGCACATCCTTGAAGAACACGTGGCCACCCAACTTGAGTGTCTGCTTCGCCTTCGCTGACCAGGCCGGCGCCTTGATGCTGGTGGCGTAATAGTGCGTGGCACCTCCGGTGGGATCCGGTACGGCGCTGTCGATCACCTTGTCAGCAGCGATACGACACTTCGCCAGTTCGCGTAACGGGATCTGCTTCACGCCGATCAGGAACTGATAGTTCGCGTCGGTTTTGTTCCAGCAACTGAACTGGTACGGCTTCTGGCACACACCGGCATATCCCTCACCCCACCATGACTTTTCCTTTCCATCGAAAACGCGGTTGCGGATCGTCCAGGCAACGGCGATCTGACCGGCCGTTCCCTCGCCGCGAGCCTCACCCCACAGCGTGCGTGCGAGTACATCGCGGTCTTTTTCGGTTACAGACATCACTTTTCTCCAGGCGAAAAAAAGCCGGCGCAATGGCCGGCTCGGTTTTAGATTGGGGCTACTTCAATATTCGAAGGAAATCTTCGGCATAGATACGACTCCCCCTTTCGGAAAGGTGGTGGGAGTCCCGATAAAGCAAAACCCCATCCTTGCTGATGCTGCAAACGTCACGCGCGCAGAAGACACCCAGCGGGTCGTACACTTCGAGTTGCGGGTGTTTCGTTTTAAGCTCCTCAAGCATGATCCGAAGTTCGCCCTGCCGTGCAAGAACATCAGCCTGCCGCTGCGTGCAACTCATCAACGGGTTGCGCAGGCAGTCGCGCGGAAACCATGGAAGCTCAGGAGCATCAACATTCACGACCACTCGCTTACCAGATTCCTCCAGTCTTGATATCGCGTTATCTAACCCCGCCTTGAACATATCGGCATAGGACAGGCTTTCACCTCCATCCATGCTGATCTTCACGAAACCTGGACCCAAGCCGCTTTTCACGTGATCCGCTGCGAATTTGGTTGACAGGAAATACCCACCGTAGAACGAGAGCACAACAACGCGGACGCTCTTTTGCTGTTGCAGCCAACCGAATATCGCCTCCATGCGGCGGCTGCAATCTGTCTGACTACCAACCACCGAAACGCCAAGCACCGGCGGACAACTGTTGTTGGCGAGCAATATCCATGACCGTTCTTTATCGCTCGATACGATACCGGGAAACTTGTCGTCGGCGTGGCTATCACCCACGAGGGCGATGTTCGGCGCGGCTGAAACTGGTTCCTTGCACATATCCAAACCAGACAATCCAGTGCCGGTACAAGCCCTGTAGCGGGGAATGTCCTTGGCGGGTTGAAGGTCGGCGGACTTCACTGCGATAGCACGCTCCGGCGCCCCTCCACTTACGAAGATGGCGAATCCGGTACCGCCTATTCCAAGCATCATGCAGACCAGCACCGGAGCGAGCGAGCGAACATGTCTTACGCGCCGCTCAATAACAGCGTAAGTCGCCCATGCCAGAACAATGGAAGCCGCCACCAAGGTGACACGCATTGCGAGAGACGGCTCCCCACCCTGAACAATCCTGGCAAATGACAGCAACGGCCAGTGCCAAAGGTACAAAGGGAAGCTGATCAGGCCGACCCAGACCATAACTCGATTAGAAAGCACAACACGGTTGATCCATGCATATGGTCCGGCCGAGATCAGAAAAGCCGACCCGAGTACCGGCAGCACTGCCCACCAACCCGGAAAAGCCTTGTCCTTATTCGCCAAAAATAACGCAGCACCCACTAGCGAAACACCCAACAGCGCCTTCAAGTTCCTGAGAAGCGGGCCATTTACAGTCTCGTTTACGGAAGTACGATACATCGAGAGGTAGGCCAAAGCAGAGCCGGCCAAAAGTTCCCAGAATCGGGTCTGCGGTGAATAAAAAGTCGCTACCTGGTCTTTCTCAACCCCGATGATGTTCAATAGGAACGAGGCGCAAGCCACCCCGACCAGTACCCACAGGAAATTCAGCCGTGCCTTGTGAAAAACCCAAAGCAGGATCGGCCACACGATGTAGAACTGTTCCTCTATTCCCAAAGACCACAGATGCAACAGTGGTTTGGTTTCGGCAGAGTTGTCGAAATAGCCGCTCTCCCCCCAAAGAACCAGGTTAGAAACGAAGCCAGCACCAGCGGCGGCGTGTTTGCCGAGCTGTGAATACTCATCGACAAACAGCAGAAACCAACCTGCCAGCAACGTGACAAGCAGCACAGTGATCAGTGCAGGAAATATCCGCCTAATTCGACGGCCATAAAATTCGGCAAAACTGAAAGACGCTCGATCGAGACTGCCGAAAATAATGCTGGAAATCAGAAAGCCTGAAATGACAAAGAAAACATCGACGCCAACAAAACCGCCTCGAATAAAAGAAGGGAAGGCATGAAACCCAACAACGGCCAAGACAGCGATGGCCCGCAGACCATCAATGTCGGCACGATACTTGGGATGGATCGGTACATTCGATTTTTTTGTATCAGTAAAAATGCCTTCCGGCTGGACAACATTCATCAGGCGTAAATCTTCCAGAGATCTGATTTGCGCGACAAGTTACCCTGAACATCACCGACAATCCAATGTAGGTGCACAGCAACTTTCAATCAGCATCCGGGGCTATCGGCCACTGGATGTCGGTTGGCCACTCCGGCTGCTGCTCCAAACGATTCAGTGACACTCGATACTGTTTCCAAGCCCGCAGAGAAGCCAGCTCTACCGATGTTGCTTCTTCAAGATCAACAGCATCTTGAAGCGGTGCGATTTGGTTGGTTGCCCACTCCATCATGCCCGCCCGCTTGACCCGCGCCACCGCAGCGAGTTCATCTGAGGTTGGCACTGGTGGTTCGCTGAAAACTCCATTGGCATACAGCCATCCAGGAACAACGAGGGTTGCAGCCGGAATCTCGACCAAAATGAGATTCGGATGAACCATTTCCGTGATGTCTCCATCAGTTTCAAAAATCTCCAGAACTCGCCCATCATCAACACGTGCGTAGGTTCTCATCATGAATACTCCTCGATTATCACCATACCCGGGGCACCGCCGCCGCCTTGGAGCGCGGCGGTTGTTCCTGATCCGCCAGCGGCCCCACCCGACCCGCCAGCCCCCGGACCTGATCCAACCCTTCCGGAACCTTGATCGTTGAATCTTCGCTGACTGGCGCCGCCTCCAAACGCTGATCCGCCACCCACACCTGACTGGTAGGCAAGTAACGTAGTGATAATAGAAGGGCTACCACCGGAACCCTGAGCGATGATGCTCCCCCCAGATCCTGAGCCGACGCCGGCGGCACCGGACCCTTGAGAAAATGGCGGGCTCGTGGCCGCACAGCCATTCCCGCCTTCACCACCAGTCGCTGAAAGCAGCGAGCCGAAAGACGAGAACCCACCAGTTCCGCCGGCATTTGCGCCAGCAGCACCAGCGGAGCCACCGACACCTACAACAACCGTTACACCCGAAAAACCACTATTGAATATCCCCTCCGCATAGCCACCACCGCTCCCCCCCGCTCCCGCGGCGACACTGCTTGATGTTGTGGCAGCTGCTCCACCGCCACCTCCTCCACCACCGATAACGCGAACCCGTACTTTTTTGGTTCCGGGCGTAGGGGTATATGTGGTTGTTCCTGCCGACGAGAAGATTCGCAAGTTGAGCAAGCTGCCGGCAGTATTAATCAGCCGAATTGCCGCGATCAGCTGCGCATTGTTTACTTCACTCGGCGACATGCCAGCAGCAGAAATCACATTCAAGATTTCTTCAGTTACTGCGTTCCCCCACTGCGCCGGGATCAGGGATCCCGGCGTCCCAGCCAGCGGATCCTCATCAACAAACTTTCCACCAACAAGCCCTACACTGGGCACACTAATCGGATAATCCACAGCTCTACCTCTCAGTCATAATTAATGTGCACGACGGTGTGCGCCGGCGCCGGGCGCCGAATGGTGCATTCAAGCGGATCACCAGGGTTCACCCCAAAACGCTCCCCCCAATAGCTGACGCCGAAACGGCGACCCTTGCGTTTGCGCCCCCCTGTGTTGAGGGTCCACATAAACTGCGCAAGCCAGGTTCCAAAATGCGCCGAGCCGAAACGAGAACGCCCCATTCGGGGCGCTCGGTGCTCTGTGATGGTTGCGTCCGGGTAGCCCTGGCCGATAGCGATCTCAATGAAGTAAGCGCGGCTCTGCCCCCCGACCTCTACGAGCCGCCGACGGACTGCCAAACGTCGATCCTCAAAAGCTGGATTAGGCCCGAGGCAAGGATCGGGCAGGTTCATAACTGCCTCCCAATCCGGAACCAACTCACTGACGCCGGAAGGATCCATCTCATTGAGCAGGTCCACTGCCCGGGCATCGAGGCGAGAAAACTCAACGGCCACTCCCTTCAGCACCAAGTCTATTTCTGGAACCAGCTCGGGATCCCATGCCGGCCCGGCTGGCAATAGTCCTCGAAGTTGACGACGGTACTGGTCGGCGGTTCTGGCTACAGCCATGTGATGCCTCCAAAGGTCAGCAGCTCATTGCCCGCTGCGATGACGTCGGCGGACGGGACAGTCAGGGAGTGGTCGGTTTCACCGGCAGCGCCGCTGATGGCTTCTCGGATATGGCTGATCAACAACTTGTCACCCAAACCAGCTTCACGTTCGTGAAGGTCCTTCAGGCTTGCAGTAATCGCCGCTCGCACAGCAGTTGTGTCTGGCACCGGATGAATGCTGTACGGAACGGGTTTAATCGTCGGGGCCCGCACGTAGAGTTCGGCTGTCACAGGCCGCAACGGATCGATGTAGTCCTTGATTTCCTGTAACTGAACCGGGTTCGGTACAGGCACCGGATCGTTGTCGCGCATTACGAAGAGCCCGACTGTGCCAGGGCCTAGGTAATTACCGCGGCACCATGCTCTCGTTACCCCCGGAAACTCCAACGCCCAGGTCTCGTAATCGTCCACCGATCCGCCATGCGGGATAACGCGGTAGGAACGGATCACCCGCGCACGTAGGGATTCGATGCTTTCCCTTTCAATACCACCAGACAAGCCGGGAGCAATGACGGTGAAAGCATTGGTCACACCGGCCACCGGCTGGACCAGTGTCAACTGAAGGCCCGCTTCGGCGTTGCCAAGCGCGCCTGCTTCCACCGCTTCAATCGTGGTGGTGTTCAGACCCGCGACCGTAGTGACTCCAGTGGTCACTCGGTACATGCGACCGTCTCCGGCTTGCAGGACGACATCGGCATCGAGCACAGCTCCTGCGGCAGCGTTGAAGCTGGCGACGCCTTCTGCAGGTTGAGCAGCGTTGCGCGGACGGTTCAGACGCAACGCTGCAATGCGCTCGAGTGTTTCCTCGCCGGCCTTATCCGGCAGGATCTGGTCGGCTATCCAGTCGAGATAGCCGTACAACCCGTAGGCCGTGCCACTCAAGGTTCGCGCCAATACCTGCGCATCGGAGCGCCGCAACGCTTCGCTGGCCAGATCGCTTTGCGTGCGGCTGATGAGCACCGGCAGTGAAGGGGTTTCAAACGGCATAGATCACCTGCCAGGAAGAGATGGGTGTGATTTCGATGCGCTCGCCGCCGGGCACCGTGAGGATGACCGTCAGGTTCAGGCGGCTGATGTCGGCCTTCTCGCTGGTGATCTCGATCGCGATCACGTGGCCATCGTCCAGAAGCCACCGCAGGGCTTCGTTCGCGTAGAACTCCGCATCACGTTGCGTGGCGTCAGTCAATTTGACCCGACGCAACAGCCACAGGCGCGATCCGATGCGGTCGTCGGCTATATCCGGGTAGCTGTCGCCCCACCAGCCGAACAGTTCTTCATCGTCCACAAGGTCATCAGTCAGCGCTCGGCGCCAGGTAAACAGACTGATCAGCACTGCGCGGGTCAGAGCTGATTCACGATCATCAGAAAGGATCATCAGGCCCCCACTGCGGGTGGCCCGCTATTGCCGCTGCCCGCCTGGACATTGGTGTGGACGTGCTCGATCTGACTGACGCCGCCGGCTACCTGATCACCGTTAGAGACGATCTGCCCGGTCTGGTTGATGACCGGCGTGTCGAAGTTCACCGCGGTGGTGGCCTTGATGTTCAGCGTGGCGGTTTCGATATCGATAATCCGGCCGCGCTTGAAGTGGATCTTGTCGCCCTCGTCGGTGTAAATAGCCACTTCGCCGGGTTTCAATTCCGTGATGCGGTACCGGCGATCAGCGGCAACCACGACGACAGCGTGGGAGCGGTCGCCGCCGAGGAACATTGTCAGCACCTCTGCGCCCGGCAATGGGTTGCTGGTAAGGCCGTAAGGCTCAAAGTGTTCCACGCTGTCCTTCAGCTCGTCGGCGGTCAGCCTCACCTGCAGCGTCTGCATCATCTTCCCGGCCGCCGCCAGCACAACCGTGCCGCGCGCCATCATGCTTTTCAGGCTCATTTTTTCGGCTCGTAGTCTGCGGGGATGAGGTATTCGAAATTGTCGGCCTTGCCGCCCCTCTTCAACTTGCGGTCTTTATGCGGGTCGTGCGGTTCTGGCTCGAATCCGTCCGGCGGGCCGACTTCCAACTTGGTGATCTGGCCGCTGTCGGTGAGCGTGTAAGTCACCCGAGCGATGAGCATGATGCGATCGAAGCCCACTATTGGGTCGATGACCCGCACCAGCGAGTTGTGTTTCCACAGCGCGCCGTTCGACTGCCGCCAGCCCTGCACCGTGTAATTGGTGGTGAGGGCTTTACCCATGCGCGTGCCGCGCTCCCAGTTCGCCCGGGCCTGCGCCAGCTCGTTGGTCATCTGGCCGGACTCCTGAATGATCATTACCCGCTTGCGGCCAACGCGCGGATCCGCCACGACCGCCGACACCTCAGCAGCCTGCTCACCGAACTCATCGTCGGTACCGCTCTTCTGGCCGAGCACCTGGTATTCGGAAAACACCGCCGAGAAGTCCAGCGCGGCATCACCGGTCAGGATGTTGTTGCCGACTTCCAAAGCATCGAACGCCCGGACTTCGCTGCCGGGCTTGGCGAGCACCGCTATCCCCTTTGCGTCATCGGTGGAGAAAACACGGAACAGCGTCAGCAGGCGGTCGATGGATTCGAAAACTGTTTCGCCAGGTTCGATCGTGTGATCTGACAGCTTTGCCCCTTCCGGGATCTCACTGCGAACACGAACACCGTAAGGCGACGCCAGCGCCTTGACGATCGAAAGGACGCTTTGGTTGTTCCACTGCCCCGGCTTATTGGTTGCCGCGCAGTCCACCAGATCGGCGGTAAGCGAGCGGCCGCTGACGCTGGTGGTGATTTGCTGATGGTCGTAGCTGATCGGTGTGGCGAACACCCAGCCAGTCAGCACGAGGTCGTCGCCGATCCTGACCTGGCATTTGGCACCCTGCTTGATCGGCAAAGGCAACGGCTGCCCGGGCCACTTCCATGTAATGTTCAGGGTGAACGACCGCGCCTGATCCTCAAGTCCGGCGGTGATCTCTACCGATTTCCAGCCGAAGTAATCCAGGCCGTCAACCGTGAGGCTGACAGCATTGACGTCTTCCATGGGTTACCTCTGGGCGATTTTGATCGGGCGGGCCGGGACGAACCCGGGGTGACGCAGCCGATTGCGCTGCACTACTTCGGATTCCCGAGTGGCGTCACCGAAACGACGGTAGGCCAGCACCAGCGCCGACAGCGTTTCAGGCGGTGTGATCTCCACTAGGCGCACGCCCGACTCCGCAACGGCGGTCAGGTGTTTGACGATGGTCTGTCGCAGGGTGTTGAGCACCGTGTAGTGATCGGGATCCGCCTTCAACGACGCTTGAAAGATTGCCTCGTTGAGGTTGTCGCGCAGCTCAATCACGTCGTCAGCCACCGGCACCTCCGGGCGCACGATTGGTTGCAGTGCCAATCACCCGCACGCCCAACACGCATGCCAAGACTTGCGGCAAGCGCGGTGGGCTGACATGCCAAAGCACGATCTCGGCTTGGCTGCACCCTGCTGCCAAGGCCATACAAGGGCACGCGGCAAGGGTGCGGATAATCCAGAACATGACGACTCGCGCTCAACCGCATGGGCGGTTGTCGACTGCGCGGAAAGCCGTAGACAAGACGCGTGGGTGATCGAAAACGTGCATGAGTTCATGAGCTGGACACTTTACCCAGCATGGGCGCAGGCGATGAAAGCGCTCGGCTACCAGCTCGCCCCGCACATCGTTGATTGCGCTGACTTGGGCGTGCCGCAGCACCGCATCAGAATGTTCATGATCGCCACCAGAAGTAAGGCACCACTTCACCTCAACCTGCAGAAGTACCAGCACGTCCCTGCCAGCTCTTTCATCGACTTTGATTCTGGCAACTGGTCATCCATCGAGAAGCCGGGCCGCGCTGCCTCAACACTGACTCGCGTCGCAAACGGCCGGAAGAAGTTTGGTGAGCGGTTCCTGATGCCTTACTACGGATCTGGATCCGGCTTGACCGGGCGCTGCATCGAGCGACCGATTGGGACCATTACAACTCGAGATCGCTGGGCAGTCGTGGATGGCAACAAGATGCGGATGCTCACCGCCGACGAAGTATTGGCGGCTCAAACATTTCCAAGCAGCACCCTTCGGCCAGACAACCACCGCCTCACTGTCCACATGGCCGGGAACGCAGTCCCCCCACTGGCGGCGAGACGGATTATTCAAGCGCTCAAGGAGGCTGCATGACCACCGCCCATATCAGCACCATCGGGAGTCAGACCATGGAATTCCTGAGTGAAACCCTCACAGACGAAGAGCTGGCAACCATCACCGGTTACAAGATTCCATCCTGCCAGCGCCAATGGCTAACCAGCAATCATTGGGAGTTCGTACTGACCGGCGCCCAGCGCCCAGTGGTGGGTCGCGTCTACGCCCGGTTGAAGCTGGCCGGAGTCAAGCCTACGGCAAACAACGCCGTAGCCGAGAACTGGACCCTTGACCTGGCACGCGTGGGCTGAAGATGCGACAGAAGAAAACAGCCAATCGGGATCTGCCACCACGGATGATCCGGCGCACTCGGAAAAGAAAGGGCGGTACCACCTGGACGGGTTACTACTACAACGGCAGGGACGCCGATGGTAACCGCGTAGAGATCCCGCTCGGTGGCGATCTCGACGAAGCGAAGATCGAATGGGCACGGCTCGACCGTAAAGCGACACCCAAACCGGCCCATTTGATGGGCCGACTTTTTGACGACTACGAAAAGAAAGTGATCCCTACACTTAAGCCAGGCACCCAGAGTGACTATCTCAAGGGGCTGAAACAACTTCGCAAGGTGTTCGATGGTGACAAACCAGCCCCTATCGACGCCATGACCCCACAGGTGATAGCCCAATATCGAGACGCCCGCACGGCGAAGGTACGAGCCAACCGGGAGATAGCGCTGCTTTCAACCATGTTCACCTTCGCCCGCGAGTGGGGCCTGACCGACAAGGCAAATCCCTGCTTTGGTTTGCGCCGTAACAAGGAGATACCTCGGGATTTCTATGCAGGCGATATCATCTGGAACGCGGTATACGAGCAGGCCGGGCAGGATCTAAAAGACGCGATGGACCTAGCATATCTGACAGGTCAGCGCCCGGCTGACGTGCTGAAGGCATCAACTACCGACCTCAATCATGGCTTTCTGATGGTTGGCCAAGGCAAGACGGAAAAGCGCTTGCGGATCAGGCTCTACAACGGCAACAACGAGACAGACCTCTGCGTCTTCATCAACGGACTACTTGATCGGCGGGCCCAAGCCGGGACGAGGTCATCGATCCTGATCACAAACCAGAACGGCTTACGTATGAGCTACAACATGTTGCGAAACCGCTGGGACGAAGCCCGGGACAAGGCTGCGACGAAGGCTGCAACCTACGGTGACACCGAGCTGGCCATCACAATTAGGAAGTTTCAATTCAGGGACATCCGACCGAAGGCCGGCAGCGAAATCGAGGACATCAAGGATGCCAGTCGATTACTCGGTCACTCAACCGAGGAGATGACGAAGAAGGTATACCGGAGAGTTGGAGAGATAGTGAACCCTACTAAATAG